CAAATAAAAAAGTTATGAGCCTACCACTTCCCTTTTGTTACACGAGTTGTTCGATCTGGTCGGAGCATTGGCATCCGAGGATCATTTTCTCGCATATAGGATTGGTCGACGCTTTCCATTTGTTGCGATGCAATTCCTTCGTAATGACGTTGGCGCGAATCCGCAACTTCTTGTGGAGCCTTACATAACAACTGACCGCCAATTTCTACGCATCCCGGAAACTTAGAATCGTGATCAGGCATCACTTCTAGCTCTGGGTGATCTGCCAACTTAACTGGTTCCCATCCTTCTCTGAAGCGCATAGATACATTGGTTGCATCTGAGTTGCCCATCATCGCGGTACGAATCCATCTAAATGCCCAGCCGGGCTGTTTAATTGGATCTGGGAGTATTGTTGGCGGTGACCATTGCTTTTCTCTGGCAGCGTTATCACGCGACTCCATCTCTCTTGGTTCTCTTGTCTCACTCATTTCCCATCCTCATTTTTTGCATTGCATACTGTTGGGGAGTAATACCCAGCTTTTTTGTAAGTTCTATTTCAGAACTGCTTAGTGCTACTTGCCGCTTTCCTTTACTTCCACGTTGCGCTGACGCAACAACAGTTGACGATCGTTTTGCTGATTGAGATGCCTGTTGCTCTCCTTTAGCAAATGCTTGGGGAAATGTTTCCCGAAGCGCCTCATTAATTGCTTGAAAATATTGCGGTGTATATCTTTCAATATTCCGCTTTACTAACATCTCATCAAGACCATAAGTGAATCCTGTGAGAGCTTCATTTCCGGGCGCTCCAAACCAAGTGTTTTGAGACAGCCAACCCTGTAATTGAGGGTCAACTGGCTGCTGTTGCGGTGGCTGTTCCACCGGCATTGCTTGCCCAGACTGATCTTGGGCTGTTGATGGTTGCATCTGCGGCTGATAGTTTGCAATGTATGCTCTATCTGCTTGAATACGCGCAAGCTGCTCTTGCGCTTCAACCATCGAATCTGTGTCGCCCTCTTCATGGGCTTTTTTATACTTGTCTCTTGCCGAGCCTAATTCTGCTTCGGTTCGACTTTGTACACTTTGAAGAAGCGCTTGTTCACTCTGACCTACTAAACCTTGAAGTCTTGAAACTTCGCCTTGGCTAGTCTGAGCAAAATTAACCGCTTCATCTCTTAATCTTTGCGCACTTTCTTTTTCTCTACGCTGTTGATGATACTCGTATTTTAACCTGTTTAAACGCTTTTTAACACGATCATCTTGAATGTCAATCTCTTCATCAATGTTAAATGGTTCAACATCGTCCCGTACAGGCTTGCGATCTACATCCGGCGTATCATTAATTTCAATGATTTCTAAATCATCATCACTAAATACGTCGTTATTTTCTTTGGGTTCTGGGAATGATACTTCAGACACGACTAATACCTCTTGGATCATCTACAACAGCTTCGGGAGTGTCATCGTTTATGATTCTAAACTCTTGACCATGAATTTTAATTCTTGTTCCGCTATAAGCTCGCATGATTACGAAGTCGCCTTCTTTGCACCAAGGGCCATTAGGAAATCTTTTTTTATCTGTGTATGCGTCAGGCCCAACTTTAATAACAAATCCTACAACTGAAGCTGTTTCTTCAACAGCGATTGTAGTTTTTGCTTTTAAAATTCCACCTTCAAACGCATTATCAATCTCAGGTAGACCGATTAGTATGTGATAGCCTGTTGGCTCTGGAATCTGAGTTGGCTTTTCTTCTGACTCCACCTCATCTTCTTTACCAATAAGTTTTAAATCAACTTCAGTTGATGTCATTTACTTTCTCTCTGCAACGCTTAATGGGAAGCGTAGAACCCTTGCACCCTGATGGCGCTAAATATCATCTACAAATGTCCTCTCTGCTATTTCTTTTATTTCTCTAGCAGCAAACTGAATACCTTCTAACTGTCCTCTGTACAGCTTGTAGTCTTCAATTGACTCGACTGATCCTGTGATCAATTTTTCTTCGTGTCGTTTTTGTAACTCGTTTAAACGAGACAATAACAAATCAACAAACTGCGGGTCAATGAATCCTGACATTATTTAGGCTTTGTCATTTGTTCAGCTATCTTTCTACCAATCTCTGCGCCTTTAGATTTTTCAATCTTATTTGCATTTAACATCCTAGCTTCTCTATCCAAGGAGTTTGTAATAACTCCAGTTCCTGATCTCATGCCAGCTATACGCTCATTACTCTTCATCTTCTGGTTAGCAAGTTGAACGTCTGTTTCAAGTTTTAATCTTGCTAGTTCATCGCGCATCTGTGCTTTTTGCGCCTCAAGATCAAGCTTGGCTTGCTGGGTATCGGCCCGTTGTTGATCTGTTTGCGCTTTAGCTGAAGCTGATTGCTCTTCGATTTGTAGCTCTTTCTGTTTAAGCTGCAAGATTGGATCGTCTTCTTGGGCTTGCTGTTGTTGCTGCTGCGCTTCTGTTTGATTTTTTTGTAATAACTGTTGCGCTGCTTGAGCAACTAATGAGGCTAATTTCGATTCTATTTCTGGAGGCAACTCTGTATCTGTTGACGGCAGTTCTAATCCAAGCTCTTCTTGTATTTTTTCTCTGTACAAGAATGCAAGGTGTTCTGAGATGTGAGCCGATACTGCCATAGCAATTGCATTTTGATTTGGAGACTGTTCCATAAGTTCCATTATCTTTGGATCTTTCATTGCCGCAAGGTGTGTTTCTATGTGCGCTTCGTGATCCTGATAACTAAATGCTTTGGCTGGCTCGTTGTTAATAAAGTCCATGTTTTCTGTAACAGGATCTTTAGGTTTAAGTTCATCTTGATTAGGTATCAAGCTTTCTGGATCTCTTATACCTAAAGCCTCAAGCATCTGCCTGTGCAATGCTGGCAAGTCATAAAGCTGCGGGGCTTGTGCAGCAAGCTGTAGTGCAGATTGATACTGCATAATGCGTTGCGACATTGTCGCTGCATTTGGATTTGCTACAGGAATGATGTCAATTTGATCGCTAAAGTCTGCAACAATATCTGTGGCTTCCCCATAAGGTTTATATGGATATTCAGATGGCCCAAAGTCTTTAATAATACGAACAAGTAGTTTCAACTCATTTTTCATTGCGGCGTAAAGTCTAGCTTGAATAGCTGACATTACTTTCATATTTCTTTCTATAAGGGCAAGCGTTGTACCTACTGGTGCTTGGCTGTTCATATCCGCTGCTTTTACATCAGCCATAGATGCAAACCTACGAGACTCTTCTACTATATTGTTTAGTAATTGATAGAGCGTTGCGCTTGGTTCTTTGTATGGCAAGAAGGAAATATTTTCTTTAATTGTACCGCCGGGAACATCAACGTCTCTAAACTCTCCGGGCATGATAGGCGTATCATCTGCGGTGATTCTCATACCGCGAGTCTTCAAGCCACCCGGAAGATTTGCCAAAGTACCTGCATCTACAAGCTGGCGAAGAATAGATGTTGCTGATTTAACTAGACCGCCGATAAGATGGACTAAGCCTAAGCCATAAAAACCAAGGCCCGGAATATATTCATAGTGAACAAAGTGATCGCGTCTTTGTTTTAACGGATCATCTTCAAAATAATTTCTTCTGATTGACAAGATTTGTGCGCTTGCCTTATCTACAGTCACAACATAAGGGATGGCTATACCTGTTGGCTCATCATCCTTCATGTCCTCAAAGTCTTCTAAGTCTAGGTCTACTTGTATCTCAAGGATCGTGTTTACTGTTTCGCCGGTTAAGTAGGAACCGCCAGAAGAAGATCCATAGGACTCTCCAGTAATTTCGCCATACTTTTCTTTAATAGCGTCAACAAACGAATCAGAACCTGATAGCTCAATATCTCTATAAAAGCCAGACACTTGAAGTTTCTTTATTTCATTACTTGTCTTACGCATCCTATGAGTCATTCTTGTTATTGACTTCAAGTCGGTAGCGCCATTAAAAACAACCATGTCTTCTGCGGGAACAAATATTGAACAAGGTCGGCCCATGTTTGGATCGTAATAAACTTTTTTAAATGCGCTTCCAGCCAATGGTAGTGAAAATAACATTCGCTCAGTCTCACTACGAAACTCGCTCATCTCTTCTGTAAGTAAGTAGTTTAAATAGTTTTGAACGCGATTAGCTTGCTTATGAATTTCATCAGATGCTTCACCTATAATCTTTGACCTTGCGGGGCCACCGGCTGGAAACAATTCAGATATTGCCTGTGATTGAAATCGAATTACGGATTCAGCTAAGAGTGGATGGTGTACGCCACAAGCGCCGGGCCACGGCTCAGTCCTGTCTTCTATCTTTAAACCAAGAAGATCCAAGCCTTCAATGTACGTTTCCTCCCAATCTTTCCTAGATGAAACGTCATCGTCGTATGCAGACACAAGTTCAGAGCCAAGCATGTCTAGCGCAGAATCATCTATGTACTCTGCGAGGTTTGCATCAAATGGAATATCTTCCATATCAACGCCAGTACCACCATCAAAGTCAATGATCATGCCGCCATCTTCTGTTTCAATAGATACAGAATCTGGGTTATCAATCTCTATAACCATCTCAGGCTCTTGGACTTCACCAAGACGTTCCTGTAAATCCGCTATCTGTAAAGCATCTAAAGATTTTTCCATAGCCATAATAAGCTCCTTGTTGCAATTAGTTTAAACAGGCTAATAGTAGTTAGCAATCCGCCTTGGTTGGCTCTCTTCATACTCGTCATGGTCAAGTGCAATAAAGCCACCTTGCCTAAACCTAAGTAATGCTTGAGTTGAGGAGTCAACAAGGTCGTCGTGATCCCCTACAGGAAACGCAGCAAACTCCTCAATAACCTCTTCAGCCCAACGCTTGGGTGGCGCCCAAACAATACCTGATGCAAAGAAATCAGAAACCGCGTTTACACGCGATACCTTATCATTGCCACGAGACGGGGTGTATTCTGTCACACTTATCCCCATAGCTCTTAACTCATATATCAATGGTGTACCAGCCGCCTTTGCTTCTACTATACAAGCATCCGGCTCCCAATCCTTATACATTTCATAAGCTCTTTGTTTTAAGGTGGGGAACTCCATGCGCTCTTTCAAGGCATCAAGCAGTATTATATTAGGCGCTAACTTTCCAGCATCATCACTTAAATAGAAAACACCCCACGTTGTACAGGCAGAATAGTCGGCGCGTTCGTGTTTCATGAACGCTGTATCCCAAGACTGTATTACAAACGATACTTGTGGAGGCTCTTTCTTTTCCCAAACATTCCACCACTCTCGCTTAACAATAGCTGATTCTTCTGATGTAGGGTTCTGCTGATACTGAGCCTCCCACTTTGATACAGGTAGTTCAGCTTTAAGACTCTCTAGCTCTTCTACAGGCCAGAAATCAGGCCATAATGATTTGCCTGATGGAAGTATAGCGGGAAGCTCAAGAACCTCCCATTCGTCTACACCGTCCCTCTGAATGCTATCCTTAATGATCTGCCCACATAAATCCCTTTGACTCCACCTAGTCATTACAATAACCATAGCCCCTCCGGGCTGTAGTCGCTGTCTAGGGCCAGAGGTATACCACTCATAAGTAGAGTCAAATACTCTAGGGTCAGCTTGTTGGCCTTGTTGTTCTGAGTGAGGATCGTCAATAATAACTATGTCACCACCACGACCAGTAACAGAACCTCCAACACCAACAGAAAAATACTCACCACCACCTGATATATCAAAACGACCAGCCGCTTTTGAGTCTGCTGTCAAACCAACATTGGGAAATATGTCCTTATACTCGTCACTCTTTAT